TGCTAGCAGGTGAAGAAGTAGGAATCCATGAAGCAAGGCCTGAAACCTGCAATTGAGCAGATGTAGCAAGACCGCCGGACACGAAAGCTACGTCACCATCTTGGCAAAGATACGGGAAGCTTGAAGACCAGCTAGAAGGTGTACCAGCTGAACCGCCCTGTGAAGCAGAAACCGTGATAGTTCCAGCAGAGCGATTAACAGCAATAATGTATCCGAGAGCTGCACCAGTCGATTGGGTGGGTGTAGTTCCAGAAACGCTATACGAGTCAAGAGCCATACCAACTTCAAAGTTAACTACGCTGTTAGGATCGTCAAGAGTGATAACACCAGTAGAGATTGATCCACCAGATAACCCATAACTTCCACGAGCACCGTTGATGTTACCGAACAGTTGGAGAGCAAGGTTGTTTGAAATGTTACGGAAACCCGTATCCATATTCAATTTAGCCTCGTCTACAAATGCTCCGATATCATCTTGGGTAGCTTCTAGCAATTCGTTGGTGATTGTAACGAGTTGATAGTCACTAACACGATAAACGAAGAACGAATCAACAGACGGAGCCGTTTGATTGTTCTGAGCGCTTGAGAAAGTGTGTGATCGACCTTGGGGAGTTGCAAACACGAGTGGAACTGGGATGTATTTACCAGCAAATCCAGAACGTGATTCATCTTTAGGGATAAGAGCAAGAAGAGGATTCTTCTTATAGACAAGATCCTTCATGTATTCAGAAGGATTGTCATAAAGCTCTTTTAATGCACCAACTTGGTTGGTTACGTTTGCATATTGAGCAGACATTTGTCATCCTATTAGGTTAGATAAAACCAGCCGATGGGCTGTCTGTCTCTTAACCTTGTGATTGTTTGGAATACTTTGCTACGATTCTGGCTTTTTTCTCAGCCCAGGTTTTAGCTGGAGCTTCTGAAGCGCCCATCGTATTACTCAAAGTTTTCATAGTCTTCTGTGTAGCCTGTGTAGGCTGTTGCTGCTCTGCCTGTGGAGGCGGTGCTGGGATGAGTTTCTTCTTAATGCTAGGAATACCTGCGACTCTTAGCGCTTCAGCTTGTAGATATTCTTCTACTTGCTTAGCTGCCTGATCGGTAGTTAAAAGAACTCCGTCCTCATCGTAGGTAGTAGCTATTAACTGAGTAACTGCTTCCTCAGCTCCCATATCTTTAACAGTTTCATATGCAGGGTTAGAAGTAATCAGCTCCTTAACGTCCATACTAATCTGCTTTAATGCTTGCTCACGTTGAATTTGTTGACCTTTCTGGGATTCTTCTTGTTGACGCTTGAGCATCTCTTCTAATGCCCTAACTTGTGATTGTAGGGTCAATACCTCTTGTTGGACAGGATCAACTACTGCTCTAGCTCTACTAACAAGCTGTTCGAACGTAATACCTTCTTCATTAAGAACATCTAATGGATCAGTCTTAAGGCGTTGATGAAACTGACGTTCCTTTTCAATATCTGCCTGAAGTTTAACCATCTCTTGTTCTTTTTGTTGAATTTCTTGGTATCTCAGACGAATAGCTTTTTCTTTACGAGCTAATGCAGCGAATTTAGCGCTTAACTGAGGATCTTCTGCCGGTGTCGGCGATTTAGGAGCTTCTGAGCTAGGTTGTACCTGAGGGATTGGCTCAGGCCCAGCGGTTTGATTTGTTTGCGTAACTGAAGGGGTTTGTGGGGTTCTAGGAGCCATTCCTACTTGTGATCTAGGCGCCCCATGGGTATTAGCAGACACTTTAATAGCCTCTATGGTGCCTTGGGTTGCTTGTGGTGTATTTCTTGGAGAGTATGTAATATTAGCCATCGGTATCTTTCCTTAGCCTTGACAGGCGGTTAGTTTTATGGGAATATTATTATTGGAGGTATTTATGATCCAAAAAGAATTATTGGAAGAGATTTGTAATCTAGAATACAGATTGGCTATAGCTGAAACCGCGTTAGAAATAATCCAGGACACAGCCAACCAAAAGAAAATTAGCACTCCGGATGAAATCGCTAGAAGCGCTTTAATTAAAATAGAGAGGGTAAAAAATGGATTAATATTGCCGGAATTTCCTTTTGTGCCTAGAGATCCATATCCCGAACCGGGACAAGATGACAAATAACTCATTGCACCATTCCCTGGGGCTTAATAGGTAACATATCTGAAACTGGCGGTGCTTGCGGCACTGCCTGGGGTTGACCCGCTGGGACTGCAGGGGGCGCCGGAGGTTGGGCTGCTTGGATTAGATCTAATGCTTGTTGACGGAAGTCTCTAAGCATTTGAGCTTTATCCTCTTCAAGGTTTCTAGCTACATAAAGATTGTAGTATTGCGTACTTAGTTCAATACATTTCTGGAGATCCATCATAGGATCAACAGGTTCTGATTTACCTTCAGAGACGATCATATCGAGAATCTTTAGGATGCGCTCTTCGGCAGCTACAGCTAGTTTGTTAACCTGCTCAAGATCAGGAAAATTAAGTAATCTCCTACCTTCTTGCATAGTTATCATGCCTGATTGCATCATTTCTGTGACTTCTTGTTTTCTACCCGCCGGATCACGCGGTAACATTGAGGCGTCTGCACACTGTATAACATACGGATTCTTAAGAAGTGAGGCTTTGGGTAGATCCACCTTTGTAGCTGATTTGTTTTCGCCAAGATAAACCGTCTCATACTTACCATCACGTTCAGCTATTTCCTTAGCGAGATCAATAATTTGGTAAGCCAAGTCAACAGCAGTATTATCATACCTACGGCTAAGTGTGGCAAACCTATCAGTTTGTCTATCGTTGTATTCGCGTTGGGCTTCTCCTGAGTTAAGGCCTGCAGGTTTTTGACCATTAGCTGATAACTGCGAGACTCCAATTTGTTGATAAGCATACTCTACAAGCCTCTGAATATGTTGATAAAACTCTAAGCTCAGGCCTGTCGATCCGGTCATGAAGATAGGGGGTGTACCTGAGTAGGTCCCAATAGCACCGATACTGTTATTAATATGTGCTTTCACTACTTTAGATGAGTTTTCAATCCATACTCTAGGAACTGCATTCAGGGTAATTGATTGGCTAGCCGTTTGGAGCATCTTATTGATCTCAATTTGAGTGCCCATTAGCTGTTCAGATGCGGATTGACCCCAAAAGCCTAGTATTCTTGGATTAAAATGAAAGAACACGAACGGAAATTTAGACTTGTTCCAAGATTCATCAAATACAACCCCAGCGGAGCAAGCTATGGTATGTCTACCATCATTCGCCCCTTCACCACTGGGTAAATGCCAACCCTCAGCTACGATTATTTGGTCAGCTACTGTTTCTGAGCTATCCATTGAGCTATCGAGGGTGGCAGATTCTGCAGATTTGATTTTATCTGCTTCTTTAGGGAACATCTCTTCTAAAACGTCCCTATCGATAAGCTTCATCTGTATTAATTGCCTAGGATTGCCATAAGCACCATCGTTGTTGTCAACTAACAGCTCAGCTTCAAGAACTCGCTCTAAAGCTACTTTGTTGTCTAATTCTAGTATCTTAATACAGCCTGTACCAAGCACAGCAGCATCTCTGAACATGCTTTCCATATGTTCATAGGCTTTAGTTTGGTAGAACTCACCATTCATGAAGTTATTAAGTTGTTTAGCTAAGTTACGTTCTTTGTAGTCAGCATCATCTGTTTGGAATATTGGACGTGGTCTGTTTTGAGTGATCTGCGAAGTCAATGTATCAATAGCTGACTGGACTACATTCATTGTAGGGCGATCAATAGGTAAGTTATTAGCAAGACTCATCTTATTTAGGTTCGTCCCGACAAAGTTGAAAAGGCTCAAATTTCCGTAAAGCCTACTGTAAATAGCCATCTGACGTTGTCTATACTGTTGGTTTTGCTTAAGATAATGCATCGTAGATAACAAACCTTGCGCCAGATCTTTGTCATTATCAGCTTTCCACCACTTAACGCCTTTGTTAGACATAACCAGATCTCTGGTCTTTGCCTTAATAGTTTCGCGGTCTTTATTTCGCCTAGATTTCGTTACTTTGTAGCCCATTAGCTATTAGTTTCCTCAGGAATGCTTGGTGTAGACCAAAACAACGTATCAGTCTCGTTATACTGGGGCTGACCTTCTGTCTTACCTACAATTGCCTCTGTAACGCTCTTATAGCCCCGTGGTTGAGAGTTTGGGATTAGCTCAAGGGTAAGACCTTCATAACTATACTTCGTCACGCCTTGGGCCTTTAGGAGCTTAATAAGCTGTTTAAGCTGTTTATGATCCACTTTTAGCTTTCTTTATTTCAATTTCGATTTGCTCTTGCGAGTAACCCAAAAGCTTTAAATATGCCCTAAAAGTTTCTTCTGTGACTAAAACTGTATTAGTATCCACCAAAGTTCCCATCAAATCCGCCGCCACCATAATTGCCCCAACGCTCAGCCCAACTGCGGGTATTAGAGATTGAGTCTGGTTGGCCAGCATCACGATTCATTGCAGAATCTTCTATACGCTTTTTAAGCATCATTTTCTCTCTAACAAGCTCGTCTACAGGTGATTCTTCCTTTTGCAGAGCTTTAATAGCGGCATCTACAGCAATGTATTCAGCCCATCCACTAATCCCGTCAGCTATGTCGCTGTCAGCTAATAGCTGTTGCATTCTAGGTATATACCAGATCCTCAGAATTTGATTTGCACTTGGAGTAGGAATGAGTTCGATGTTATTTCCAAGGAGTCGATACTGAAGGTTGAAGACACCGAGGAATGTGGAGCTAATATTGGGATATACGTATCTATTCCTGGAGATAAATTGGAACTTTTTAAGACTAACCCAAGCATTACCGCTGTTATCGAGACCACAATCAATCCCCATTAGCTTATAAAAAGGAGGTGCGTTATTATAAAGCGTACCGTTTGGTAATGGGTACAAATTGCTCACTCCATCGGTTGTAAGCATCAAAGCAGGCGCTACATAATAATCTTCATAAACTGTTGTTAACAGATCATAAAGCTCAAAATAACTTTGATTTATATATGTGTTCCATTCGCTAGTTGTAACAAACTGAGAGTTAACTCTATCGGCTTTTTGCTGAGCTAATAGTCTTATTTGTCCCAAAGTCATTTGCCCTGTCTGAACTGGCACAACACTTTGAGGAACAGTAGGATTTGAATTACCTGAAGTATTGTGTGCTAATACTTGATAATAATACTGAGTTCCAATAGTTACGGCAGTATCGAAGTATTGAGTTGGTACTACAGTTGCAACAGTTGTGTACGTCACTCCATCCGTAGAGCGTTGTACGATGTAATTGCTAGCACCTGGAGAAATACTCCAGCTTACAAGTACTTGACCATTTCCTTGTTGAACAAGAAAATTGTTGGGTGTAGCAGGTAATGCCACTTAGGATTACTCTCCAGCGACTTGAACGCTTGAATTGCTCATTAAGAAGTTAAGACTAATTACAGTTCCATCTGCAGGTGCATGAATCTGAGATGCATCACTCGAGCTATCATTACGTGTCTGAAGGATAACTTGAGCACCATAATTCTGGTTAAGTGATTGAACTGGGGCAATTGCAAGATTGCTATCACCAACAGTCTCAATTTGGAAGATATTGCTTCCAGCAGCTGCTGTAGGAGCTACCATACTTGAAGAACTTGTTCCAGAACCAGAAGCAATAGCAATAAAAGCTAAACCGACTGCAGGAGTAAGTCCTTTAGGAACTCCGATTGTTTGCCAATCAGTAAGTGTCGCATCACCAACTACCGTAATTACATAAGCAACACCAGGAGTTAAGTTAGCATCTGATGCATCAATCTTAACTGAGCTACCAAGAGGTGATACCAGACTATAACTACCTGTAATCAATCTGTTATAATTATCTACAAACTGAACAAGAATGGTTCCTGAAGCCGGATTAGGGTTGGTAATGTTGTTATTGCCAACTCCTGGAGTTTGAGAAGTATGCATGAATACGTTAAGTACCCCAGGTCCTTTAAGACTTCTAATACCCAATCCGTTACCATTGCTTGAATCAACAATAAAGTTGCAATCAATCTGAACGGGCATATTGTGGGTAGAATAAAAGTGACCTACATTGGGAAAGAAACGATTAGCCATTTGGCCTCCACTGAGCTACTTATTGTCACCATTCTAGGCGTAGCTCAAAGGGCCTGAGTGGGATGTATCCCCTAAGTAAGGGGCCAAGGGCTACAACTCTTAGCATGCAGGCTTGTTAGCATGGCTGTATGGTTGCTATAGGGGTATTCCCCCAAAGGGCCCTCACAATAAACAGGTTTATGCAGGTTTATTAGACTTGAAGACCAGTAATCAATATGTTAGCTAAGTTTTATTTTCTTGAAGTTTGTACCTATTATGCTATAGTGTAATCAGATGGAGGAAATATGAAGCATTCAGTTATAAACAAGCTAATAGAGATCTCAATATGGGGATTAATACTATTTGGTGTTTCACTTAGCTTATGCAACT